CTCTGCCGTGAGAAAATATCCCTTTACAAATCTTTTAGGAGGTTATAAGGATGGGAAGAAATGCTCAACCAATTGAAATAGTACAGGCAAATGGTCGAAAACACCTGACAAAAGAAGAGATTGAACAGCGAAAAAAATCTCAATTGAAGTTTGGCGGTTCAAAACTAAAGTGTCCTGAATATGTGAAGTTGGATCCTGTTGCCCTCAAGAAATGGAGAGAACTTACCAAGGAATACAAAGAGGCATCTGAGAAGAATATTGAGATTGTCAAATCGTCAGATATAGGAATATTGGCAATGTACTGTAAAACGTTTAGCGAATATCAGGAATTGCTTAAAGCATACCAGCGTGTAAGTGAGATACATTATGATTGCAAAGAACTCGATGAGGCAATCGATGGCACTTACTATGGTGAGGAGTCTGACAAAGACAAAGTACTTTTCAGCTATAAAGTAAAAAAGCAACTTCGGGATCTGTTTTCAGTTAATGCAATACTTGCAATAGAAACTGCCATTAACAAGAAAATGGATATGCTCATAAAAATGGAGGATAGGCTATTCCTTAATCCACTGGCAAAGGTAAAAAACATACCGAAAAAGGAAATGAAGGAGGAAAACGATCCCAATGCCGACATGTTTGGATAATAAAATTTAACAAGAATAGGGCAGCTCCCGACAAAGCACGAAATCCGAGTCGTGCTTTTCTTGTTTTTATATACTTGGAAATAAATACTATCGGAGGTATTATCATGAACAAAATAATAAAATTGAAAAGCTTAAACTCAAAACATTTTAAGCTTTGCTTTTCTCAAAAAAGGGTTGATTATGAATGAATGAAAATAATAAAATTCATCCATCAACCCAATATGCACTTGATATTGTAAATGGGATTGTTCACCCAGCCTGTGAACTTGAAAAGCTTGCTTGCCAAAGACATTTAAACGACTTAAAACGGCAAGGTTCAGATGATTTTCCATATATTTTTGATGAATCTAGGGCAGACCGCATATATGACTGGTTTAGCAAATGCTGCAGACACGTAAGAGGCCCGTTTTCCGGTCAGCCAATATTGCTAGAACCGTTTCAAAAATTTGATCTAGGAGTTCTATTTGGATGGGTACATAAAGATACCGGGAAAAGACGATTTTCAAAATCATACAATCAAAGGGCCAGGGGTAATGTAAAATCTACAGAAATGTCCGGCGTAGCAAATTATGGGTTATGCGGAGATTGCATGTATCCTCCTGGACATCCTGAGTTAAAACGATATGAAGATATGCCAGAGGTTGAATGCGCCGCAGTTGATAGGCTACAAGCTTTAAGAGTATGGGGCGATGCCAAAGCTATGGGCGAAAAATCACCTGACATTATGAAGCGTTTACGTATAAAACGAACGTTTATAGAGCATAAAACCCGAGGAGGATGGCTTAGAGCGTTATCGAAAGATACAAAAAATAAAGATTCGGGTGCGCCATGCTTTGTAGTAATAGACGAATATCACGCACATGCAACATCTGAGATCCATGATGTACTTTATTCCGGGTTTGGCAAGCGTATGCAGTCATTGATGTTTATTATTACTACCGCAGGAAAGGATGCTGAAAACAATCCTTGCAAAAAAGAATATGATGCTTGCTGCAAAATGCTCAGGGGTGAAATACCAATTCCAGACCATTATTTTATAATGATTCGCGAAATGGAACAAGATGATGATGTTCATGATCCATACCTTAGAAAAAAGGCAAATCCGATATTACAATCGGAAAACGAATATGCTAAAGAATTAGCAAATCAGATACAAAGAGAACATGACGAAGCTTATGCTGAAAATGACCATGCAAAAATTCGTGAATTTCTTACTAAACGTTGCGATATGTGGCAATCTAGCAGCGAGAAAAAATTTATGGATGGATTAATGGACAAATATAAATCGTTAGGTATTCCACACAAAGAATTCCTCGAATTAATAAAAGGCAAAGAATGCTATTCGGGCGTGGATTTGTCTAAAAAGATTGACTTAACCGGCAATGGATATGTTTTCCCACTTGGCGATGGGCGATATGCAGTTTGTGCTCATGGTTGGCTACCAGAAGAAAAAATAAAATGGCATATGGATAATGACCATATGGATTATAGAATGCTTGAAAAAGAAGGTTGGTGTACTATTCAGGACGGCGGGGTCATAGATACTGATGGTATCATTGAATATTCGGAAAAAATGATTGAAACCGAAAAATGGAATATTCTTGAATGGGATATCGATCCTGCTACTGCATTTCAATTTGCTACCGATCTTAAAAAAACGCATTACTCTGAAGAGCAAGTGCTTGATATTCGCCAAGGCCCATTTACGTTGTCAGAACCTACAAAGTTTTTTAGGGAACTTGTAATAAAAGGCAAACTTGTGCATGATGGTAATCCTTTACTTACTTGGTGTGTAAGTAATGCGATTGAAGCAGACAAAGGCGGCGGGCTTATTATGCTGTCAAAAAAGCATAAAGATGACACTCAAAGAATAGATTTGCTTGCTGCAATAATAAACGCAATGAGACGAGCAATGACTAGCGAAAGTAGCAATAATAATGTATATGAGAAGCGCGGAATGAGATCGTTATTATGAATCCATAGCAGAAAGAAGGTGACATATGAATTTTGTAAATCGAGCAAAACTTTTATTTAAAAATAGCTATTTTGAAGAATATATACGAAGGTTTATATCCGGGGACGATGTTCCTGGCGACAATGGCATATCAAGCATAAGCACCAACACCGCCCTAAAATATTCGGCGGTTTTTTCATGTAACAGAGTTCTTTCCGAAACACTTGCAAGCACACCTATAATGGAATATCGCAAAAAGCAAGACGGTACCCGAGACCCAACAAATGATACTCCAGCATATGACATTTTACACAATAGGCCGAACCAAGATATGGCGCCCTTTAACTTTAAAGAAGCTTGCATGGGAGCGATAAATCTTGGCGGTAATTCAGTCAGTCATAAATTAGTCAATAAATTTGGTGAACTTGTTGGCCTTTACCCATATGAATGGCAGCACGTAGACATAAAAAAAGAGGAAAGACTTGTCTATACGATACTTGACGGGAGAGGGCAGCCAAAGCTTCAAAGAAATGAGGTATTTCACATCCCAGGGCCTAGCCTTAATGGGCTGATCGGATTGACTCCATTGGAATATATAGCTGGAGCCGTCAGCCTTGGCTTGTCGTATGAAGATTTTGGCAGAAAGTTTTACCGAAATGGTGTAAATTCCAGCGGTGCATTTAGCTTTCCAAATGAACTTACTGATCCGGCTTTTCAAAGGTTAAAAACAGAGCTGAAAACAAATTATGCCGGTGCTGTTAATATTGGCGTCCCAATGCTGCTTGAAATGGGCGGCAAATTTGAACCGTTTGCCATGAAACCAGCTGATGCCCAGCTCATAGAAAACAAGCACTTCCAGATTGAGGATATATGCCGGTTTTATCGCGTCCCCCAACATTTAGTCCAGATGCTGACAGAATCCACCAATAATAATATCGAGCATCAATCACTTGAATTTGTTATGTATACCATGCTTCCGCACTTTAAACGTTGGGAGGAAAATATAAACGCACAATTGCTTACATCTGATGAACGTCGAGCCGGGTATTTTATGGAATTTAACATCGGAGGGCTGTTACGCGGTGACCAAAAAAGTAGAGCTGATGCATACGCAGCAGGCCGTCAATGGGGATGGCTATCGGTTAATGATATCAGGAGATTGGAAAACATGTCACCCATATCAAATGGAAATATCTATTTAACTCCTTCAAACATGTATGAAGCAGGAAAAGAACCTTCTCAGCAACAACAGCAGGACAAAACAAAGGCGTTAGCAGAAGAAATATTTAAAATGATTCAGGAAAAAGGATAATCAACAAAGACAATTAAAAAAGGAGGCGAAACAACTTGCCATTTTGGAATTTTAAAATAAAAAATGAAGATATGCCAAAAGAAGAGGTAGAACTTCGCATTGAAGGTGAAATAGTTAGTGATGATGATGCTTGGTTATATGAATGGTTTGGAGTTACAGCAATATCTCCAAATGCTTTTAAGACAGAATTAGCAAATTATAAAGGCAAAAATATAACCGTATGGATTGATTCATGGGGCGGAGATGTTTTTGCAGCAGCTGGAATATATAATGCGCTAAAAGAGCATAAAGGTAAGGTAACAGTAAAAATTGATGGCAAGGCCGTATCGGCAGCATCGGTAATAGCTATGGCGGGAACTGAAATAAAAATGAGCCCTGTTGGCATTCTTATGATACATAACCCGATCGGGAATCCCGGTTGGGGCGAATCTAAAGATATGCGTCATGCAGCCGATGTCATGGATGAAGTAAAGGAAACCATTATCAACGCTTATCAAATGAAATCTAAAAAATCAAGGAAAAAGATTTCTGAATTAATGGATAACGAAACATGGATGAGTGCAAAAACAGCTATGTCTGAAGGTTTCATTGATGAAATTTTATACGCAAGTGAATCGGAAGAGCAACCTATAGAAAATTCTTTCATGTTTAGCAGGCTTGCAATTCAAAATTCGCTTGTAGATTCAATGAAAAAATTTACTGAACAATATAAGCAAAAATTTCAACAAAAAGACCCGGAAATCCCTACATTTTTTTCAAATGAGGATCCCCGGCCTGCGCCGGTTGACCTATACAAATTAAAAATTGCCAATAACGAAAGGAGACTAAAAAGTTATGGAATTTCAGAAAATGCTTAAAGCAGCAATGGATAAACAAACAGAACTGCTTAACAAGGCGCTGACCGAAAACAGAGCTTTAACGTCAGAAGAACAAACACAGATGGACACTCTTGAGGTTGAAATAAAAAATCTCGAGAAATCAATTGAGGCACAAAAAAAGATTGTTGACAGAGAAGATGCCAATAAAAAACCTGTCAATGGACCTATACCGGCAGAACCCAAAAATCACAAAACAGTAGAGAATATCACCCGCGACATTTTCGGTTCAGTCGGAGGATATTTTCAGGCAGTATTTAAATCCAAAAACGAACCCGAATATGGTGAGAAACTTGGAAAGCTCAACACAGAAGTATTGAAAGTTGTTAATGCTGCTGGAATGAATGAATCAACTCCGGTTGATGGCGGCGTACTTGTAGGTACGGATGTATCTACAGTGCTACTTGACAAATCATATGAAACTGGCAAACTGGTAAATAGGGCATTCAAATTGCCGATAAGCCAGAATTCCAATTCTATTTCCTTACCAGTAATTGATGAAGTAAGTAGAAAAAATGGCAGTAGATATGGCGGAATACAGATGTATTGGGATGGAGAAGCAGCTCAAATAACCGGTTCTAAACCCAAAATGGGATCTGTCGATTTGAAACTTAGAAATCTTAATGGCCTTGTTTACGTTACCAATGATCTACTTGAAGATGCAGCAGCTTTGGAAGCTTGGATTATGAAAAAGTTTCCTGAAGAGCAAGGATTTAAGCTTGACGATGCGATTCTGAACGGAACCGGCAACGGAATGCCTCTTGGAATTACAAAATCCGGTGCTCTTGTAAAAGTTCCGAAAGAAGCAGGCCAGGCGGCAAAAACAATTGTTGCCTTGAACGTCATAAAGATGTTTGCGAGATTCAATGGCAATATCAATAATGCCGTATGGGTAATCAACAATGATACACTCCCACAAATTACCACAATGACCATCACAATAGGAACAAGCGGCGCACTTGTTTATATGCCTCCGAACGGTTTTGCAGGCGCTCCATATGGCACATTATTTGGTATTCCGATAATCCCTATGGAACAGTGTGAGACTCTTGGAACATTGGGCGATATACAGCTTATCGACATGGGACAGTATATTATGTCTGACAAAGCCTCTTTGAAGATCGCTTCTTCCATGCATGTAAGGTTTGAATATAACGAAACCGCTTTCAGGTTTACTTATAGGGCAGATGGACAACCCGAAAGAAAGGCTCCGCTCTCTCCGTTCAAGGGCGCGGATACATTAAGTGCATTTGTAGCACTTGATGACAGATAATAGCTACAATTAACAATGCAGCCCCGGCAATCCGGGGCTTAATAATAAAAACAGGAGGTAATAAAAAATGTTACTTGTACAGGAAAAACATATAGCCCCCGCACTTTTCCCTATTGATTTGTCCGGTGGGCCTTTTACAGGTGATTATGTAAGCCTGAAAAATTATGGGCATGCTACCGTCAATATTTCTATCGGAGTTACAACTGGCACATGTGCTATCACCCTTAAACAAGCTACAGCAGTAGCGGGTACCGGAGCAAAAGCATTAGGCTTCTCAAGGTATTGGATGACTGGTACAAAGCTTAAAATTAAATCCGCAAATGGTACTTTTACAATTGGCGAAACTGTAAGCGGTGCAGGAGGCGGCAGCGGCGTTTTATTTAAGGATAATGGAGATCACTTGTTACTTTATACCGTTAATGCTACCACATTTGTGGATGGCGAAACCATTACGGGTGGAACTTCCGGGTTTACAGCAAAAGCTGACGGTATCGGAATTGACGAGGATATTCTTCTCCCTTGCACTGCTACCAGTGATACTTTTACAATTCCTGCAGTAAGCAATCGCAAATATGTTATTGAAGTTGACGCATCAAGCCTCGATCTGGACAACGAATATGATTGTATATGCGTTTATTTTGCAGATGCTACAGCGGGCTGCATCGGTGGGGCAGATTATATCTTGTCTGAACCTCGCTATAGTGGTGAGCCAATGCCAACAGCTATTTATGATTAATTAATCAGGGCAAGAGCGGAGCAATATATATTTTTCCGCTCTTGCCACTTTATGAAAGAGAGGAAACATAAATGGGCAGAAATGCAATTTTTTCAGATTATCAGCCTGGCGGCATGTTTAGTATTATAGACATAAACAAGCATCCTGGTAATGTTTGGTTTGTAAACAGTGCCACTGGGATCAATAGCGACGGTTATGGGCAAAATCCTGACGCTCCATTTGACACGATAGATTATGCTATTGGAAAATGCACTGCCAACAATGGAGATATTATATATGTTATGCCTGGACATATAGAGACTATAACCGGCACAGATATTACAGTTGATATTGCCGGCGTGTCTATAATTGGACTTGGCAAAGGTTCACTGATGCCACAAATTAAGCATAATCATGCCGACGCAGAAGTTTCTATTGCAGCAGATAACGTAACATGGACAGGAATTAGGCATAGCGCCGACGTTACTGGCGTAAAGGTAGCAATTGAAATAGAGGACGGTGTTGACAACTGTACTATCACTGGCAATAAATTTGACGTTGTGCTAACTGGTACAGATGAATTTTTGGTATCTATCCGGACAAACGATGCATCAAATTTTGCGTCAATAGAAGATAACGACATTGACATGGGCCTTGGCGGAGCTGTATCAGCTATATCTTTTGCAAAAGATACCGACAGCACAGTTGTAAGAAACAACCGAATTCAGGGTGATTATTCTACTGCCTGTATAAATGGATTGACTGCTTTGTCAACAAAGCTGCTTATTGAGAAAAATCTTTTGATAAATGGCGGATCGGCAGATTTGGGAACTGAACCGGCTATTGAACTTGTGACAGGTTCAACAGGCACAATCAGGGATAACGACATAGTTTGTAATCTTGCCACAATGGTAGCGTCTATTGTTGCAGATACATGTATGCTATTTCGAAACTACTATAACGAAGATGTTAACCCTGGTACCGGCGCGCAAATTGGGACTCCTTCTGCAGATGGTTAATAAAAAATAACATAAGGGCGGCTTAAAAACCGCCTTTTATGTTTTGGAGGTATGCTATGAAAGTAAAATTTCTTGAAAATTATGATGGCTATAACCGTGGAATGCAATACCCAATAATGCAAATCGGACTAGAAAAAGCTGAACAACTCGAAAAGGAAGGTATTGCAAAAATATTTCCACAAATTGATCTTGAGCCAGAAAAAGGGGCTATAGCCGAAGCCCCAAAGGCAATTAAAACTGTCAAAAATCCTAAAAAGAAAGGATGACGCAAATGTTTACAGACCGCAATACGGGAGCAGCAGCTATTAGCCATACGATATCTCCAGAAAAAGCATTTGAATTAGTTGAAATTAAACTTCACCTTTCTACCGCCGGAGGGGCTGGCAATTTGACAGTTACTTTTGATGCTAATGCCGGGACAGAATATGATACAACTTTGCTGACTCAAGACATGACACTTATAACCGATCTGCTATGGCAACCTGAAACTCCAATTTCATGTGACATGGGCGATAAAATTGTTATAGCATGGGCAAACGCAAATAATAGGACTTACGGCCTTGAAACTAAATTTGAGTAGAAGGCAGGTGATAATATGCTTACAATAAATGGACAAAATCAAGACGTAAGAAACGCTATAGAACTGGCAAATAAAGCTGATTTAAGTTTAATTTCACAAGCAACAAACGTTATTTATGTTGACAATAAGAGAACTGATGCTTACGCGGAAGTCGGAACTTACAACCTTCCGTTCAAGACAATTACGGCGGCACTGAATTCTATTACGGGCGGCTCTACAACCAGCCGGTACTGCATCAAAATAGCAACTGGAGCTCCATATACTGAAAATTTAACTATTAGTAAGAACTACATTACCTTTGAGGGTTATGGCGATACTATTTTATCTGGAAATTTAACATTT